AAACAATTCATATCCATAAGAAGGTGCAGTCCCATCAGTTGATATTGCAAGTCTTCGATCTTGCCAATATTTAAGAACTCCAGTTGTAGCATCCCAATTAATCACACGACCAACAGCAGTTGATCCAATACCAATTTCTTGAGTCACCTCTGAGTCAGCAGTAAATGTTGTAGTTGTTGATCCAGCACCTGTCAATTTTAACGCATAAACAGCACTCGCTTTTTGAAGTGTGAGTTTATCATCTGATCCAAATGCGAGAGGATCTCTACAAAGACCAACACGAGAAAATTGGTTTCCTGTAATAAAGTCTGGGTTTGATGTATCATTTTCTAATCGTGAATATATAAGAACACGATTTGCACCTAACTCTCGATACACATCTGATCCATGACCACCTTGAGGTGGAATGATTACATTAAATGCAGCATCTGTTGATCCAGAAGGGTTTGCAAGTCCGACAGCATTTAAATCAACACTACCAAATGTATAATTAGATCCTCCATTAGTTATCTCAACAGAATCCATTTTACCAGCAGCGTTTACCACAACGGAACATCTACCGCCACTTCCATCACCTTTGATTGGAACGTTATTATATGTTGCAGCAGTTCCGTATCCAACACCACGACTTGTAATTGAAACTATTTTTAATTGACCACCAGTCGTAGCATTATTTCTCACCGCAGCAACATCATTATTAGTAGACCAATTTTGAGGTAGAGGTATGAAACTTGTTGAATCAAATTTAATAATACTATTTGGATCGACTGTAAAAAGATACTTCCAGATATATCCGTCACCAGAAGCACCAGCAGATCTTGGTTCTAAATCTGTGAATAAAGGTTCATCAAGGGATGGTCTTCCAGATGTGTTTTCTGGATTAGTTCCGTTCTGCAAACAAATATAAACTCTAAAGTTCTGGTTCATTACATAGTAATTTGTGTCATACAAATTAGTAGAACTAGTTTGTGGAGACAAATTAGATCGAGAATAATCATCTCGATACATTTCATATGTTGTACCAGATGTCCAAGATATCTTTCTTACTACTCTTGCAATATCATCTGAATTTAACTTTTTAAGAGCGATCATTGTATCCCAATAATCGTTCTCTTCACTCAAAGAATCTTTTGGTGCTGGTGGATTTTCACTCCAATCTGATTGAAAATCTGATGGGTTTGGAAGACCAATCCACGCATAATAACTGTTCGTAGTTGAAGCTATCCCCGCTACAAAATTCTCAGAGTTTAATATACGCAGTTGATCAGTTATAATTGCTGACATTTTTATCGAAGACTTTTTGTTTTTATTTATATTAAGTAAAGGACTCTTTTAAATCCCTTGTTCTGATAATCACAGGGCCTGTTTTAATTCCTGTAATACCATCATCAGTAATTGCTGTAAATGCACCAGTTCCCTCCTTAATAAAGTCATGTAAACGACCCCAAGAGAACTTACCATAGTAAAGAGGATTTATTACTGTAGTTACACCAACAGGAACAGTTAAACCTTCAATAGAACTTACACTTACTGTGACTCTTCTTAAAGTAGTGGCGCCTATTCCAAGGACAGGCCCTTGTATAGTTTTAGCACTATGTACTTTGTATATATTATCTATAAAGGAAGTTCCTACTCCAACAGGTGAAGTTCCAATGGCATTTTCATAAGAAGTTAAACCACTTCCAATATTCGTTTCAGATGCAGTAAAGTAGTGTCCTGATCCAATACCACTTACAGTTATCGCAGTTCCGACAACTGATGTATCACGAAGAACAGAATCTTTTGGAATAAAGAGATCTAATTGCAATGCTGTTCCAACTCCAGCAACCGATGTTGTTGCGATTCCAACTATGTGTCCAAAATCACCATCATATTTAATACTGGTTAATGTATCTTGAGTCACAGATTCTGGTTCAATCATAACCAAAGGTGGATTGGTATTAGTATATCCAGCACCAGCGTTTCTAACTGTAATTGAGTTTACAGTTCCAAGACCAGATATGGTTGCAGTCGCAGTTGCATTTCCAATTGTGCCTGCAACTCCAACATGAACTGTTCCAATTCCAGCAGTTACACCAATTGAAACATGTGGAGGACGAGTGAATCCTGATCCACCATTAGAAATATCAATTCTTGATATTGATCCTGTTCCATCAACAAGTGCTGTTGCAGCAACACCAGTCTTAGTTGTACGATCAATAATTAAAACACTTTGTTTAACCTCAGCTATATCATCAACTTGATTAAACAATGGAACTGAAGTATCTACAAACATTTCACTTGAACCAGCAGACACACTCTTAATAATATAAGCAGTTGGACGAATGCCAGGTTCTAATTCAACTCTATCTTTACCAATTCCAATATTATTTACAACAACATCTGATATTTGTTTTTTCCAAGTTACTGGCCTTTCAAGTGTTCTAACTGTGGTGATTCCAGCATCAATATATGTGTTAGTGGTTACTGCATCAGAAGTTGTAATACCTGTGATTGTTCGAGGATCTTGTTGGAATACATCATCTAAACCAATATCAGGATATTTGTTAATCGTTAATTTGTCACCAGTTTTAACTGTTTCTAAGATATCAACTTCAATTACATCATGTTCAGATCCACGATAATAATAAATTCTTACTTTATCATCAGCTTTTGGTGCTTCAGAGAATGTAACTTGTGATCCACCATTAAACACATAACTTTCAAAAGGAACTTGGAGAATATCATTTAAGAATATTAAACAGTTATCTTCTACACGAATTGGAGAACCTTTTGCAGCTCTTAATGTTATTAATGTTTCTGCAGCACCAATTGTTTTAGTTAAGTTAAATGATCTTCGAGTTCCATCAAATAAATCTTCAAAACTATTTAATTTTTCTAATTCACCAAATGTGAATCCAGCAAAACTATCATTAAAGGTGTCAAGAACTGTTAATTCAAAATCTTTAACCACTTTGTTGGCATCTGTTAAAATGCCAGCTTGTCCACCTTCTTCTATCTTAAGAACATCATCAATTTTATAATTATATCCAAAGTTTGTAATTTGGAAACTGATTATACTTGATGCAGAACCAACACGAACTGATACGGATGCACCAATACCTGTAGCACTACCAACTAACTTCATATTTTCATAGTTAATTGGTTTGTCAAATTCAAGATCTGGAGGAGTTGCAGAACTAAATCCAGATCCACCACCGTTTGTGATAGTTACGGATGTTACCAATCCAGCACTCACGTTTGCCTTTCCAACTGTAACAATACCAGAACTTGTAACAGCCTTGACTAAAATATTTGTCTGAAGTCCAACACGATAACCAGATCCACTGTTTCCAATAGATACCGATTCAACAGTTCCAGCAGCAGATACGATTGCGGTTCCACCAGCAGACACTAAAGATTGATAACCAAAGTTTGTGGTTTCACCAACTGAAACTATGATACCACCTCTAGGTACTGATGACACGTTAACATCATAATTATTTGTGACACCAACACCTGTGAAACTTACAGATGTAATACCAGTAGTTTCAACGATATTATAATCATCATTTGGATTTTGGAATATCTCATTCAAAAGAATTACGCCTGTATTTGTCGCAAATCCAGTTACATTTGAACCACCAGACTTTAGAATAAAGTTGGTTGCAATTCCTGTGAATTGATCCTCAACAGTATCAAATACAAAGTTGTTAGTATAAGTCTCTTGGGTTCCGCCAGGAATACCAGTGTGAGTAAATACACGACCAACAAAAGTAGATGTGGTTGTTAAACCAGATGGGCCTTTTGAACCTTTGGGTGCATCTGTAAAGTTAATCGTATCTTTAACAATCTGATAATTACCTAAGAACTTAGTAACGGTATCATTAGCACTATGAGCTACAATCGCAGAATTAAGTTGTCCTCTTCTGACAAGAATTTGATTGGTAGATCCAATACCAACAGTATCGATCTTCATAAACTCATCATTAATTTTAATCACATCACCTGAGAAGAATGATGATATACCTGTGAGTGTAATGAAATCTGTCTCTGATACAACGTCAAATGATAATTTGACATTTATAGGAGATTGAATTACTGGACTTTGAATGTTGTTGTCAAGAGTAACTAAAACTTTAGAATTAAGATTAGTTGAAGTAAACGCTTGAGTTGTTCCAACACCTACGGCTGTAAGATCAAGAACTTTTGGAACAGTTTGAAGTGCCTCGGCTGCGGTTCTTGCAACTTTAAATTTATTCTCTGCAATCTTAACTGCAAATACTTTAGATGGTAACTTACTAGTAACACCAATTCCGCTAATTGCGGTTGCTGCAATTCCAATACTCATGGTTGTTCCAGAACCAATTGGGTCATATGATAACTCCTCACCAGTCTGGAAGAAATGATTATTAACTATAAATGTATTATTTGTAACATCAACTACTGCTGCATCTTCTGAATCAAATGTTTTATTGAATATTGAGTCACCTGTATGTTTCATATTGAATGAGAACTTAATATCATTCTCAGTTCCAGTGTATGAACCCTCAACAGATTTTAATCTAGAATCAGTAAATGTAACAAAACCGATACCACCTGTTCCAGTCTCATTAAAGTTATACTGGAAAACCTTTGCTGTAATTGCTGTGTTTGCTGGGGGAGTTAAACGAAGTTCAATATCACCATCACTTGCAGATGAATATCCAACACCAACAGTTCCAATACCAGATGTACTAGTAGGATTGTCAGAGAAATTATCCATGTAACCAAACTCCGTAAAGTAAGGAGTAATACTATCATGAATTGCAGTTACTTGAGTGACAGCATAACGATCATTAGTAGTATCATGTAATTCAATTAATGCATCAAAAGCAGAATATGTGTTAGAGTTTATTCCACTAATTCTTGTTGGTTGTGGGGTTCCAGTTGAAGCGATATTTGTTGTTGTAGTTAATACTTCAGTAGTTGATACGAGCGTACTTCCAATACCTGTTGCAGTTCCTCCAATAGCCACTTGATGAACTCTCATTGTTACACCAACACCAGTTACAGGTGTAAAGTAAACACTTGTGATACCTGATCTTACATCTGCACCAAACGTTCCTAAACCTACACTTGGAGAATCAGTGATAGAAAGATTGTCATTTGTCATCTGTGCATAATCTAAAAGATATACTTCTTCACTATCATTTAAAACAACCAACTCATTTAATTGAGTTCTTTGATCTCCACCCAACTCTTGTGTTTGCACAAGTAATTTACTGGTTGTGATTGCAGTAGATCCAAATCCAACAACCTGTACAGGAGATGGATCTGTAGATCCAATACCAGCTGAAGTGGAAATAATATCATATCCTGTTCCAAGTGATAGAGTACTAATACCTGTTTGTGTATTCTTAAATGTCTCTATCGCAAATAATCTTAACGCATAGTTATTAAATTTAGATTTTGCTGGTAAAAATCTTAAATTTCCTATGACTCCTGATACGCTGAAGTCAAAATCACCAAGATCAATCGCTGTTTCTACACGACCAAACTTCATCATGTAACCAGTAGAACCATCATGAAGTAGATTGACCTGAATTATTTCCTTCTCACCTGAAAATCTAGTATCAAAAAGCATTGCATAGAACTTAATTCCGTCAATATCATTGATATTAAAATCAAATACATCAGAAAATGCAGTTGCACGAGGTAGATCATTGAACTCTGAACTTACACTATCAATTGATATTGCTCTATTTGTTCTCGACTCAATGTAATCTGTAATAATTTTATTACTAAAATTAATTTCATCAGATGCAAATAATCCACCAATATTCTTTGAATTTTCTGTAACTAAATCAAAGTCATATGTATTATGAAGAGATTCATTTTCACTAACTAAATCAGCAACAACGACAGCTACATTTGAAGAAACTCCAACTCTAGCATTACTTCTATTTTTATCATCTGTTGATGCTATAGATACTATATTTACATCTGCAAAATTCTTAAATCCAACAACATGTCCAAGACTATTAACAGGATCTTTCCAAGTTTCATATTGAACTGGACTACCTAAAGAATATGAGAAGTTTTGATAATATTCACTATCTTGTATTTTTTGAAGTTCTGTATTTAATTTACCAGTTTCTCTTCTAAAACCAGATCTTACTTCAGAATTTGAATCAATATCATATGTTGACTCAAATTTATTTGTTTGTTCAATAATTGCAATTGATTTAGATGATGATCCATTTATCAATTCATCAACACTGAAAGTATCATTTGAAAGAACCTTAAGATACTTATTATTTTCATTCCATGCAACAACAGTTCCTTCTTTATCACCTGTACTTACAGTTTCTCCTACACTAAATTGATTAGGTTTAATGTCTATATTAAATGATGCAATATTTTCAAATGGTATCGCTTGTCCAGATGATGAAGGGCCACTAAAGATGCCTGGGCTTGTAACTGAAGAATCTAACTTATATGAAACAGTTGCATTTCCTCCGCCTGGATTTGTATTAACACCAGTAATTACAAATGGATCATAATTATAATCTGAAGAATTATATCCACTTCCTGTTGATCCGATTCCTATATTTTCTACATACAACCTATCACCTATCGTAAATGGATAAGTTGTTGAATCATATGTGCCTTCAAGAGTTAACGCAACAACATTAGTTCCACTTGTAAATGATAAATTTTTAACTTTAATTCCATTATTGTTATTGGTTGCAACTATTTTTGGATTGGTGTCATATAAAGAGTTTGTATTTCTAAGTATTCTTACCTCAGAAACAGATGTTCCTTGTAATTCTGATCTAGTAACAATTTCAGAATTTACCTGACCAGTGACTCTATCGATAACAATAATTCTTGGAGGTTCTAAGTAATTTTTACCACCAGAACTTACACCAATATTAGCAATAGTTGACAATCTATCTAATCTAAGAATTTGAGGTAATTGTACTGATGGTTGAATTGTCTTATCAGCAGAATAATCAAAACCAATATTTTTGGTTGTATATCTTTTTAAGTTTCCAATATCTGTACTATTAAATCTTACAATTCCACCAACACCTTGAGTTGAAGCAATTGAAGTAACAACAGGTATTGAACGATAACCTCTACCTTTTGATACAAATTGAATTCTATTAATTGGCCCAGAAGCAGTTTTTGATGCAGTTTCATATTTTAAAATTACAGCTTCATTTTTTGTATATCCATCCTTCTCTGGTTGTTTAGGAATATTAAATGTAAATGTGGTACTTCCAATTCCAGTAATAGCATAAGTTCCATTATATTCACTCTCTCTTATACTTAAAGTTGAGAAATTATTTACGTCAGTATCTGTAATTGGATTTCTTTTACTATCAGCGTTAATATTCAAATTAACAGGTGTTAATCTATAGAATAACTGATCAGGAGTATTTTCTGTCAATGACAAATCAACTCTAGCGGTAGTTGTGACTCCAACAGTTCCAACACCAACAACTTGGAATCCACTATCTTCTTCATTGTTAAAATATGGATTTGTAAAATTGGGATCTCTGAAGAAATCTAAATCAAATATTTTTGTTTTCTTTCCAGAAACAACTTGTGTCAAAGAAGTATCTGATACTGCGAATCCAACTTTATATCCTTTGGTTACAGTAATAGGTGGGTTTACTAATGATATAGTATGACCAATACCAGCAGATGTAATTGAAATTGTGCTTGGAACTAAAGTTTTAGATTTGAAATTAGTCTCGCTTAACTTAAATGAGTTATCATCAATTCTAACTACAAAATACACATCATTATTGACTAATGGTGAGGCTGGACTACCTGATTTGTATATAACTTTATCACCAGTTTTAAATCCATGATTATTCAGAGTAATTACAGATGTATCAGTGTTAACATTAGATGCACCAAAACTTCTTGGATTTATAACAGTTCTCTTAGTTAAATCATCATATTGCACATTATATGAAGTTGATATGCCTGGTGTTAAAGATATTGATACAGAATCGTTTTGCAATAAATTATGATTTTCTTTACAAACAACTGTTCCTACAATTTTTTCAACAAAACCAGTAATCTCTTCTTTCTGTGGTGTAAAGCTATGTTTTACTCCAGTTCCTTGACTACTAAAGAAAAGTTGATAGGCAGTAGATCCAATACCAGTTACTGATCCTGTTGATCCTATACCTAATGCATTAGTTGATATTCCTAAGAAGTTTTGTCCCAAATTAATTGCAAAAACGGGAGAGTTATTCGGAAGAACGAAAGTTCCTAGGCCGTTATAAACTCTTAGTGATGTTCCACCATTGTTAGAGTATAAAAGTTTTTCTCCTGTTTTGAATCCATGATCTTCTAAGAAAATTTGTTGAGTACGAACAAAAGTTGAAGTTATTCCACTTGGTCTCCCCGATCTTCTACCAGAAACACCGAATGTATATACAATTGTATTACCAACTCCAACTCCAGCTGTTGAACCAACTGAAACAGTTTCAACTGGGTTGAAATAACGTGGAATATTAATGTTTGTTATAATATTGGTGTTTATTCCAACATTAAAACTAATTGATCTGTTTAAAGCAGTTACAGTCGCTCCAGCACTATGAGCTGTACCAAGAACTCCATCAAACTCTCGTTGAACTCTTACTTTTCCATTTACGTTATCAACATTCAAAACCAACATTCTTTCAGTTGATATACCTAAAATATCGTTTGAGTTAATATTTCTAGGAGAAAAATCACCAGCTAAATCGATACTGGTCACAATTCCTGTAACACCTGTGGTTCCAACGCCAACGGTTAAATCAAATGTTGCAGTACTAAATCCAATACGATGTTGACCATCAAGACTTCTAAGAGTATCTGTAGATAACCCAGATACATTGATAACATCACCAATTACTAAACCGTGAGGTTGAGATGAAAGTCCAATAACATTTCCAGTGCGATTATCATAACTAAAGACAATATTTTCAATTTTTACTATTGTAGATGCGATTGATACAATCTCTTTTCCATCAATAACTGATATTTTTGCAGATAGACCGTTTCCAGAATCTAAGTTATTAATTAATAACTTTTCATTGACCTGATAACCAGATCCAGCGTTTAGTATTTCATATTGATTAATTTTGCCAGGCGAAGCATAATTAACTTCGATTTCCTGTAGAACTTTCTTTCTACTATCATATATCCCTTCATATTCTGATCCAGCTGCATCAAGTTTGTATGGATTAGTGTTTCTTGTCAAACTCAGAGTATTTAAATCAATATTTTGATTATTTGTTTCTACAAAGTTCCAACCATCTGGTTTTGCTGCGTAATTTGCACCAATTAGATAAGGGAATACTGGTGATCTGAAGTTCTTAAATGTTCCACTAGTTTCATTCTCATTTGGGTTGATTGTGGAAAAATAAGCGTAAGTTCCTTTTGGATAATCTGGTGTAACACAATATCTTCCATTATTTTCATCCAAATCTCCATTTGCAATATATTCATAATCTTCAATAAAGAATCCGAGTGGGAAAGTGTTAATTGGAGGCCCATTCTCTCTTGTTGTCTTAAGAGAATATCCAGATCTCATAATTCTTACAATACCACCATCTTTACGATCATAACCATAAGGCCCGTAAATTGGATTTCCATCATAAGCCCATCCTATGATTGGAGAATGATTAAGAGATACCTGTTCTGCGTTGTTTAGAATATTAAGATCATTTGATGTATAATCTATCGTTCCATCACTATTTTTTTGTTTTAATACTTTTCTTAATTCTCTAGGAACATAAAATGAAGTAAATTTAATTCCTTCATCATTATCACCTCTTGTTAAGAAACCATCATCTCCATAGAAAATATCTTCATATCTTTTAACGTTATTAACTGCCCAAGATTTAATCTTTGGTAAGAATACAACACCAGAGCCAGGTATAACCTCTTGAACTCCAACTAAAGAAGTTGTATATCCAACACCACCATTTTTGATGGAAACTTCACTAACTCTTCCACCGCTAATCGATGAAACTACTTTTGCACCAACACCATCACCCAAAATAGTTAAATCTGGAGTGGATGTGTATTCATCACCAGAACGAGTTACAATTACAGATTGTATTTTTCCATTTGATACAATTGCCTTATATTCGGATGAAGAACCAGAGGAAACTCTAACGAGAGGTGGAATACTAAAGTTAAAGGTTGTTGGTGAACCATATCCAAGGCCAGGTCGTTCTACATTAATCGATGTTATACTTCCTCTTACAATTGGATTTACAATCGCATGATAATTTTCTGGATGTGATGTATTAACACCAATTGTACCTTTTACATTAACTTTAATTGGTGGATAGTTAAATACATGTTCTCCAGAACCAATTGATGTTAATCCAACAAATTGTTTACTTAAATAATTTGCATTTGATAATGTAGTACCAATTCCAGCAGATGCTAATCTAAATTGACTATCATTTATTTTTAATACATAATAATCTTGCTCAGTATCTAAACCTCCAATTGTAACTCCAATTCCTGTATGTGAATATTGAATAATTTCTCCATCTTCAAATCCATGATTTTCATATTCAATAAAATCTGAATATGTATTAATACCAGTTGTCGGAACCAATCTTCTTTTATTTTCATAACCTTCGCCTGAATTGTCAATAATAATATCACCCAAAATAAGTTTTTGATTAACACTTTGGAATCTCTGTGATCCATCAGCAAAACCTGTAATATTGATAAGATTTGATTGAGTTAAAGCGTCATTCTTAGTATTAGCTAATTTAATTGTTGTTGCATTTGTTCTCGATACAAAATACACTGATTCATCAACAAGTCTTTGATCTGGGTTGTTTTGAATAAGAGTTGTAGTAATACCAGCACTTGCAATACCAATCGCACCAGTATTAAATGTTTTGTAAATTACAGGTTCTCCATCTCTGAATTTGTGGAAAGTTGAAAATCCAATCGTATCATCTGCAATATTAATCGCATTACCTGTAGAAGATGCATCAAAATCAACAAAATGGTCAATTTGTCTTAATCTTGGTCTTAGAATTGCATTCTTACCATTTCCTCCAGTAATTTCAATAACTGGTGGCTCCACATAGTCAAAACCAGAATCTTGAATATCAATTCTTTCAATTTGACCTTTTACAACAGCTGTTGCACTTACACCAGCACCAGCTAAACTCTCAACACTGACTTTTGGTGGATTAATAACATCATATCCAGATCCACCTTCCAAAACATCAATTGATTCAACGCCACCAAAGAAAATAACATCACCAGATTTGTAATTTGTTATTTCTGTTCCATTTACCAATATTCCAGTCGTGCCTGGTATAGTTTCACGTTGACTACCATCAAATGTAGGATTTAATGAAACTCTTTTTAATAACTTTTGATGTTCTAATTTTTTATTTGCTAAATCTGGAACAGATATCTTAAAAGTTCCATCACCTGTAGCATCTACAAAGTTCTCATTAATTAAATCTGGTAATGAGTTTGCAAGACGTATATTATTAGAATCGATACGACTTACATAATAATTTTTACCATTAATTAATTGACCAAGATATCCACTAGTTACGTTAAATGTTACAACTTCTCCAGAATAGAACCCATGATCCGCTGCACCCTCTGTTACCTGTATCAACTGTATAACGTCGCCGCCAGTGGCGCCAGTCCACGTTACAGAGCGGTCTGGTGCAACTATAGGTTCATTACCTAAACTTGGGATTGATGGTGAAGTAATGTAAGCACTCCCAGTTTTATCATCATAAACGTTTTGAACATCAACCGTATATTTGGTAATGTTATCATGAATAGGACTATTACCTCTTTTTATTTTTCTTCTTATAAATGCAATTGTAAACTCATTGATGCCAGGCAAATCACCCAATATAAATGTAGAACTACTAATTGTACTTAAAACTCTACCTAAACCAATCACATTTGAATTAGCGTCTAAAATTTCAACTGAATCCTCTTCTAGTAATTTGTGATCTGATTCTGTAACAATATTGAAACTACTTGATGATATTTTGGTAACTGTCTTTGGTGTTTGTTTTACAGTTGTATTATAAACCCAAGATCCAAAGTTAAAATCTTCAGAACTCTTATTAATACCAAATGTTCCAACACGAACTCTGTCTCCCTTGTTAAAATAGTAAGTTTCTTCTGGAATTGGAAAATCTTTAAGAACACCAGTAATTAAAACTTCAATTTTATTTGATCCACTTGCAAAAGAATATCCATATGCAACATTATTATATCTAACATCATCTCCAATACTTAAAGTGTCTACCATTGTAGACAAACCTACAAATTGATTAGTTGTTTTATCTGCATATGTTACAACTCCAGCAACACTTGCTGATGGTAATGATAAGGAACCACTTGTAGGGAATCCAACTGTAGTATCAACAGTAATTACAGTCGCACCAATTGATACTGAATCAGTGATTCGAGTTCTGCCTGGAACTTTAAAATCACCTTCAATTGAATCTTTTGTTATGCTTATCTGATAGTAATGTTCTCCACCATATATAAAATCTTTAACATTGGATATTGCACCAGAGGCACCAAGTATATTTTTATCATTTTCGTCTAAATCTTGGAAAAGTGTAGATCCCTCTAAGTTTCTAGGATCTCCAGTGATTGATTTAACCACAAAATCCTGTGCAAAACCATAATCTGCATCAGATGGTTTGATTAAAAAATCAGATGGTCTAATAATATTGACTTCTTCACCATATAATGCTCTAAACAAAATTTTATATGACTCATCAGTTCCTTTTGTCTTATAAAAGTCTTTAATTTGTCGAATAAACTTAACCTGATCTAAATCACTATCTAATTTTCTACTCTCAAACCCACTTGCAAAGGTTGTTTTAAGTTTACTGAAAAATTCACGAATAAAAAGATTTGATAAGTTATAAACTTTACTTCCACCAGTATGTGCAGCACCAATACTCGTATTGAATGATAATAGATCAGACCTAGTTGGTTGATCCATATTATCAACACCACTAAATCCTCTTACGCATCCTGTAAAGGAAGTTGATCCAATACCAGTATATGTAATAATTTCATCGTCTATTTTTAGCAATCCATACTTATTTGGATAACCTTTTGTAGTATCAACATAAATTGTATCTGAATAAGACTGAGTATCTGTTGATAATCCTGTATATTCGGTAAGTGCAGCGCCAACATATGTTTGTAACTTAGTATATCTGTCAAGATTCTCTGCAATGTTTATAGATGCACCTTGATATTCTTGGGAGATATAATATTGTTTCATGAAATCCACAAAAAGTGGACTTTCTGACTGAACAAACTCAGGTAACTGATTTTCAATTACCTGATTTATTTCGACTCTTTGTATTGAGGTATCAATCATTAATAACCGCCACCATAACTAGATCCGCCACCACCAGAAGAAGTAGGTGTGGAAGAACTTGAAGTTGATGTAGATGCACTAGACGAAGGGACTGTGCCACTAGTTGTTGTGGTGGTTCCAGTTGAGGTCGCTGTTGATGAAAGAATTGGTGTAACCGTTGAGACTGTAGAATTTGATTTTCTCGTATAAGTAGGCATATAGTAACTATGAGTATGAACAAATCTTGATCCAGAAGTATTTTCTCCTGATGCAATCAAATCTGGAATCATGTTAATAGTTGTGTTTGTCATATCAAACTTAACATATAGATCACGAAGACCAACAATGTCATTTGAATGTGGTATTGCTTGAATTTCAACTACGTTATTTGCAATTACTGTTGAAAGTATATTCACAGTATCTATAAGAACTTCACCAGTCATATAATCAACTGTTCCAGCGTTTTTCTTCACAATATTTGGAGTTCCACCTTCTGTGTATGTAAAGAAGAAAATTCTTCCCTTTTCACGATTGATTACTTCATCAGAGAGATAAACAATGCCTGTTACACCTTCAATTGTGAATCCTGTTGAAACTACGTTGTATGAACTCTCTTGAGTATGGAATCGATTACCATAACATACTTCATATTGAGCAAATCGACCCAACTCCGCTTTTAAATTACGACGGATTGTGACAAGAGTAATATTTGATGTAATTGATGAGTCAATACTGTCAATTAATGATACTGCCTTACTATACTTAAATCTACCACCAAACTTATTAACATCAATTGAACGTGAATACTGAGTTAGAGCATTTGAAACACTAGTTTTAAGATTTTCTGAATTATCGTTCAAACTTGGATTATAATATGGACTCGTTGTTAATTCCACATACAAATACTTTAAATCAAGAAACTCTGGTACAATTCCAGCGACTGCATAGCTTTTCAATTTCTGTACAAGTTCTCTTTTTGTCTGGTCTGAAAGAAAATCACCATTTCGAGGTTTAACTGAGATGAAAACCTTACCAAAACGAGGTGGAGTCATTTCTTCACCACCAAAAGCAGTTACAGACTCAACATTAGGGTAAATGTAACCTAAAACGGACTCATAATCTGATGAAGTGACTGCACGATATTGAGATGAGTAAATTCGAGGTGCATAATACTTAATTGAAGAGATTGATTCAATACTATCACCATCTCTCGACTTTTCTTCTGTTGAAACTAAACCTATAAGACCAGAATTTATCGATCCTCCATCCTGATTTGTAATATTTCCTACAAAACTAAACTCAGAAGCACCATTTCCATCTTTTCCGTCAGTTACAATGTAAGAAACTGTAACAAAGTTATTATTTGATAACTTTTTACCAATTACATTATCACCAAAAATCAATTCATATCTTTCATCTTCAATTTCTTGTAAAAGATATGATGAAGAGGTTGATGTGATACCAATTATATTATCAATTTGTTTATAACTGACATGAGATGTTGATGTTGAAGATGGTTTAACCTTAACTTTAATTGTTGAAGTGTCAATGAATGAATTATCAAGAATATATCTCTGATTAAACAAAGAAGTATCAACAGTAAAGTCTTGTGATACAAAATTACCTTCATAAATTTCAATATTATTAAATTGTGCAACTCCATTTACAACAGGAACTGTAATATCTTCTGGAATGCAAAATATGTAGTTTGTATTATCCCCAGAACCATTACAAATGATGCCAGAATTTAATGTTAATGTTGAAGTCTCTAATAGACCACTTACAGTAAAGGATATTCTTGCTCTTGCAGATCTACGAGATCTTGGAACGTACCCAATGTTTCTCGCAAGTGAAACGACATTTTCTCGAAGTGTAGCGGAATCAAGAAAACACTCATTTGCTGCCATATTGGTATTATAGGCAGTTGTGTATGTATTATATGCTAATGCGTCAATAATTATTGAAAGGTTTGACCCTTCAAAGTCATAATCAGTAAAATTAGTATTCGCTCTCAGATAATCTCTGATGGAAGTCTTAATTTGATCAAAATCTAAGTTTGTGTATTGACCGAAAGCCATTATACTCTAGCTGGGAATAGGAGAACTTCTACTTCTTGTGTTGGCGCTGGAATACCAACGATATCATATTGCACTGTGCAATTTAATTCATTTGAGTCTGGATAAATTGATGTAGTTACTTTAACACTTTGAATTCTTGGTTCATAATTAATCAAAGACTGCTTAATTTCGTCTGAAATACGCATTTCATTCAAAGATGTGTTTAATTCAAACAAAGAATTGTTAATTACTGAACCAAACTCAGGTTCAAATGGTTTTTCACCAAGAATTGTGAAAACTATATTCTTTACAGACCTTTTAATAGCGTCTTCATCACGAATTGTCACTACATCATTCGTCACAGGATGACGTTTGAATGATAAATTGATATCTTTGAATGCCCTAGAAGCCACTATTTACACAATTAGTTTGCTGTTTTTATTTATACCACTTTTTTTATCTTTTTACGAC